CTGACGGGCCACAAACGCGGCGTCCAGGCCGCCTGGAGCCGCGCCGCGGCCAAGGTAGGGCTGGGGGACGTGCGCTTTCACGATCTGCGCCACAGCGCGGCCAGCGAAATGGCCAATGCAGGCGTGCCGCTGTTCACCGTGGGCCAGGTTCTGGGCCACAAAAGCCCGGTCAGCACCCAGCGCTACGCGCACCTGTATGCCGACACCCTGGCGGCCGCTGTGGGCCAAATTGGCCGCAAGCGGGCCTGACTTGGGAGGATTTCCCCACAGTCTGGCGGAAAGGGAGGGATTCGAACCCTCGGTACTGGAGAACCAGTACGCCGGATTTCGAATCCTATGCGACACCCGCGCTACGAGGTACGCGCCCTGGGGAAATGGGCGCAAAACAGGCGTTTGAAGGGGGTAGTTGGGCAGAATTCCCCACAGTCGGGGCTCATTGAGTGAGCCACTGATACGCCCGCTGACAAGCCGCCCCGGCAGTACCCCTTGCATCCGCTACCGCAGCAAGCTCTCGACCAGCCGCTTCCAGCCGTCCGAGCACGTCGGCGAGCATAGCGGCGGGGCTGGGGATTGGTGGGCTGCTGGGGGTAGGGGCGGGATCTGCGGGGGTGGGGGCGGGGCAGGCGGCAGTGGCGGCGAGCTGCTGGGCGCGGTGGCGCAGGCCGTCACCAGCAATGCGGCCAGTAGCGCGGGCAGCGTCCAGGGCGCGGGCTTGGGTTTCGGCGTCACGGGCAATCTCCTGGTGCTTGTTGATCCATGCTTGCTCGATGCTGCGATAGGCGGCGGCGGCGCTGGCGCTGGCGGCCACGGCCTGGGCGCGGTCTTCGGCGGCCAGGCGGCGCTGGGCCTGGATCTCTGTGCGCAGATCGTCGGCGGTGAGCTGCGCGCGCTGCAGGCGCCAGGTTTGCACGCCGGCCAGGGCCAGCGACACCAGGATGCAAGCCAGCAGGGCGCGGGTCACGGGCGGCCTTCGCACATGGCGCGCTCAGTGGCGCGGCGCTTGGGCAGGCCGCCGCAGCGGTGGGCGGGGTCGCGGCAGTCGCGCCCCTGGAAGTAGACCCAGCGGTCGAACTCGGCGCAGGCCTGGGCGTGCTGGCCGGCGTTGTGCAGGCGCACCATGGTGCTGCGGCACACGGCATCGGCGCCTACGTTGTAGGCCAGGCTGACCAGGCTGTCGAATTCGCCTTGCGTCAGCGGCGCGGTGACGCAGCGGTGCAGCGCGGTTTCGCCTTTGCGCACTTCGCGCAGGGTGAGGGCCAGGGCCTGGGGTGGGCGGATGGTGTCGCCGATCTGCACGGGCGAGCCGTCAGGCCGCCAGGTGCTGCCGAAGCCGTAGGTGGGGCGGTCAGTGGGCAGGGGGCGGACGGCCTGGTCGGTATAGCCCTCGTCCTGCGTCAGCGCCACCAGGCCGGCGGCGCTGAGAGTGAGGGCTGCGGCCAGGAGGCGGGGGTGTTTCATGCCGGGGTGGGCCAGACGAGGGGCGGCAGCTCAGGCTCGATGTCGGCAAAGCCCGTTGGCATGGGGCGAGTTCCGGCCTGCACCTCGGCCAGCATGTCGTACAGCTTGGCCCAGGTCTCGGCCCGAGCGTCGCGGCAGTAGGTGCCCTCCTGCGAGAACTTGGGCACCGAGCAGCCGGCGTAGTCGCTGGCGCTCTTGATGTCGTCGTAGTTGCGCTCGCGGGCGAAGGTGTCCAGGCGGGCCTGGGTGGCAGCGACGATGTCGACCTTGACTCGTTGGGTTTGCGCTTGTTGGTTTGCTGCCGCTTGCTCGGCTGAGAGCGCCACCACCTCCCAGCGCTGCCGCCAAGTGCCTGCCACGATCGCGGGGGGAAGTTCTCGCGCCCTCTCACCGATGGTGTCAAAGTCAGGCATGGGCGTGGGCGCGACCCACTCATACGGCTCAGGGGGGGTGAATGGCTGGCCAAATGAGGTGTTGGGCAGATGTGCGCGGATGTCTGCCTCGAAAAGCGGGTATTGGTTTGTGACGGTGTTGATCCACATGGTCTGGGTCCTCAAGCAATGGCCAGGTACAAGTAGGTGGCCCCACTGACGTTGATGTTGGTGGCGGCGAGCTGGTTGACAATGAAGCCGACGCTGGATGCGTCCACACTGTCGTCGGACGAGACCTCGGCTGCTGAGGAGTTCATGCTCAGGCGTGGATCAGCACCCGCAACGATGCCGCGAGCGGTGTCCCAGACATACCAGTCGCCCGTGGCGTTTGTGCGCTTGATGAGCACGAAGCGGGCCCCGGCCGAGAAGCCGCAGTTGATGGTTTGCGACGCTCCGTTGCCGGTATACAGGCCAACCTTGGACACGCCGGCCAGCGTGGCAAACAGATAGGCGACGAAGGTGTCGCCGTTGTTGTTGGTCGAGCTGCTGGTGCCCACCGAAAACACGGTGGAGGTTGGCGCCGTGCTGGCCCATGCTGTGGCGTCGGTGGCCACCGCCGCGCCGCTGCTGGTGGCAAACAACGCAAGGCGCTGCGTGGCCGCAAGGCCCGAGGCGTACACCGCGCCGTCGTAAACCGTGCTGCGGCATTTCACGATCATCAGCTCGGGCACCGCGCCGAGCGTGTGCGCCTCGGTTTTGGCGGCGCCGGTGCCGGTGTAGCAGACAACATCAAAAAATCTTGGGGCGCGCCGCAAACCATAGGCCAGCACGTTTTGGCCTGTGGTGCCGTTTATGTTTCCAACCGTATCGGTGACAACGACGCCATCGAGCTTGTCAAAAGCGATTGTCTGCGTCAAAGACTGCAATTCACCTGCTGCAGCGTTAGAGGTCAACCCGCTTGCACTTGTCTGGCCACCCCTTAGCCTGTCAATCAGGTAAAACTTATTGACAACAGCATTTCTGACTGCTGAAAAGTATGCGTCTACGGTTATCCCGAGATTGACGACTGAACTGGACGCAATTCCAGGCGATGTGTGCAGCTCATGGGCAAAAACGGAAAGTCCTGACAGCGGTGGTTTTCTTGGACGCCTGATTGCGACGTAGTGATATACCACGCCAGACTGGTTGTAGTTGATGTGCGTGCCAATGACTCCAAAACCGGTTGGCCTTGCCGCTATTTGTTGGGATGTGCTGACTTCAGTTTGATAGCTGTCTGCCGCAGAAAATCTTGTATTCGTGTGGCTCATGCCACGCAGAACGTCGGTAATCGTGCAGGCGTAACCTCCAGCGCCGCCGCCGTTGGGCTTGACCAGCAGAAACTGCGGCTCCCAGCCCAAGGTTACCGCTGGCCCGCTCGAGCTGCCGTTGCCTGTGTAGCTGCCACACTGAATTACGCCTTCTGCCGTTGCATCATGGGCGAACAGGTAGGCCACATAGGTGGCGCCAGACGCGTTGCTTTCATTGTTTGCCCCAACCGAAAACACCTCCGCTGTTGGCGCTGTGTTGTTCCAGATGGAGGATGACGCCTGTGCGGCCTGCCGTCCGTTGATGTCAAAGAAGTTGCCCGCACCAGCGCTTCGGTGGAAAGCGTAGAAATTGTCAAAAGGCGACGACGTTCTTTTGACCAGCACAAAGCCTGGCGCAACGCCTAGCTGGTGCGGTATGGTGCGCGCGCTGCCGTTGCCTGTGTACGTGACAATGTCGAAAAACTTGAGCGCGCGCCGAAATGTCCAAGACGCGTAAGACTCGCTGACCAGGTTGAACAACAGATTCGAATCGTCGCTTCCAAGCGTGTAGCCGTTCTGCCCGAATGCGGTGACCGTGCTGCTGTAAGTCGGCGACCAGAACCCAAAATCTTCGCTGGTGGATATGTTCTGATTCGCACCTCTGACGGTATCGACTAAAACGTGCTGTGAGCCTGTTCTGCGTTTTGTCCAAACCAGGCCGCCAGACACCTCTAGGTTGACACCGTTTTGAATTGATCGCGACGCAGACGTGCCGCTGTATACCCATGAGGAAAATACATCCTCCGGGAATAGGACCTGCACTGAAGAACTGACAGCTGTCTTGTTGCTCATCAGTAGTTCTGCCCAACGGTGGCCGCGTACCAGGTGGTGCCGGCGTTGTAGGTAGTCAGCGTGAAGATGTCGGCCTTGCCGTTGGTGCTGGTCAGCAGTGGCGAGACCCCTGCTGGCCACTTGACGGAGGCCGGCCAGGTCACCGTTCTGGAGGTGCCATCCGCGGTGAGTTGCAGCAGCATGGTGTAGCTGTAGCCAGCCACTGGTGGGTTGGTGATCGACAGCGTGGTGACGTTGGCGTTAAGCGTGACGTTGAACACCGAGCCAGCGGAGCAGTCCAGCGTCAAGGTGCCCGCGCTGATGGCGGGGGAGGTCATCGTCTCTCGCACAGACCGTGCAAACAGCGCCTGCGGCACAAAGAGGTCGGACAGCACGGAGGCCATTCCGGTGACCCTGATGGACCAGGTGCTGAGCGTGCCGCTCCCCCCAGTGGCGGTGACGTTCACCACCAGCGCGCCAGTGGACGCGTTGTAGGTTGTCACCGTGCCGTCCATGAAGTTCACGTTGACGTTGGCGCCGGTTTGGCCAATGCGCACGGGCATGCCGCTCACATAGGCCCGGCCCGACTCCACCGTCAGGCTCTTGCTGCCTGTGCCGATGGTCAGGCTGGTGGTGGACGTCGACGTGATGGCGGTGGCGGTGGCGATGGCGTCGAGCGCCGAGCTGTTGGCCTCTACTGCGTTGAGGTAAGTCGCCGCACCGGCGTCATTTATCTGTGCACCAAAGGCGGCCAAGGCGCCCAGAAACGCGTCTGCGCGGATTGCGAAATTGGCAGGATCTGCGCGGCTGGGTGCCGTTGGCAGGCTGGCGACGGTGTTGGGTGTTGTTGGCATGACTGTGGGGCTTGATGGCTGTGCGTTAGGTGAGGCCTTCTATCTCCAAGCTGCAGTAGCTCTTGAGCTGGTATGCGATGTCGATGTTGAAATCGCGGAAGAAGCCGTAGACGGTGAGCGGGCGGAAGAGTTGATCGGTGGGCACGCCAACCCATACGCTGGGCCGAGCGCGCACGCGGGCCAGCACCTGCTGCACGCGGGCCACTTGCACGGTGTCCAGCATCAGGCGCAGGTTCATGCGCTTGCTGAAGGCGCGCTCGACAAAGGTAGTAGTGCCAAACTCGTCGGTTTCCTTCCGGCTGTAGTCCACGATGCCGAGGCTGGCGCCGTATTCGGCGTCGCCTAGGTCGTACTGATTGCCGAAGACCAGTTGCCCGATTGCCACGGTGCCTGAGCCCGACACGCTGACGGTCAAGCGGGCACTGGCGTAGGGTGGCAGATCTGTGAGCACCACTTCCTCCACCTGCATGTAGGGCTCAAAGAAGTATTGGTACCAGTCGAAGATGAACGTACCGTCCAGGTTGACGGTGCGGCTGTAGACGGTGGGCCCGGCCGCGCCGTCTGTCACAGTGATGGTGGCCTGCGTGCCCACCAGGCCGAACAGGGCCATGGCGTTGGCCAGGCCGGTGGCCAGCACCACCGTCAGCGGTGAGGTGGCTGTGGTGACCGTGCTCACTTGGTCATCGAACATCGCGTGCGTGTTGTCCGGCCCGATGAGCACCCAGAACGTGAGGCTGGTGTCGGGCTGGTTGCCGGTGTTGCTGTTGACCAGGCTCTGATAGATGTGCGTGCCGTAGTCGACAAAGGCGTCTTTGGCGTAGGTGGTGCCCACGGCCCAGGCGCTGTACGCCTCAGTGGCGTTGCTGCTCACCAGGTGCGTGGCGGCAACGAAGGGCGTGGGGGCGATGAGCTTCATGTGGCGGCCACCGTTTGCAGACTGGTGCCATCAGGTGTGACGCGGTCCAGGATGCGCGCGGTCTTGTTGGTGGCCACGGCGGTGGAGCGGGCTTCGGCGCGCAAATCGGCAAGCTCGGCGCGCAGGGCACGCACCTCAGAAATCAGCGACTTATCCTGCATTGCACTGCCGTTGGCCGGGTTGTATGCCGCAGGCACCACGGCTTCGCCTTTATGCAACATGGCCAGCATGTTCTGCGGCACCATATTTGTGCCAGTGGCTAGTGCAGGCACTGGAAGGCCGAGGGTTTGCAGCGTCTCGGTTAAGCTGCTGGCCAGCCAGGCGCGCATGCGCGTGACTTCAGCAGCGTTTCTGGCACTCAGCGTGGTGGCTGCCTCGAGCGCGGCGCTGAGTTGTGGGAGCTTGCTCAGCGCGTCCGCGCTGCCACTCCGGGCTTGCGCCGTGCTGATGGAAAACATTGCCGCCAGTTGGGCGGGATTGGACGATGCGCCTGATGTGACCCCCCGCAGGCGCTCGATCTCATCTGCGGCCGTTTTCCCGGCACTGGCCATGGCGTCGGCATATTGCTGCTGTGCACGGGCTGCCTCGACAGCGGCGGCCTGGCTGTCCTGCAGCGCCGTGATCTGGTCGTACAAGGCGCGGTTGGATTCGTCCAGCGCAGCGCGCTCCAGGGCGCGGATGGCGACAGTATCGCCCTGCAGTTGCAAAAGCTGGCGCTCCAGGCCAGCGCGCTCTTGCGCGATGCGCTCGCGCCCAGCGGCCAGGGCGCGCTCGGATTCAGCGGCGGCGGCGGCGGCGGCCTGGCTGTCTTGCAGGGCCTGGATCTGGTCGTACAGGGCACGGTTGCTGGCGGCCAGCGCAGCGCGCTCCAGTGCGCGAATGGCGACGGTATCTCCCTGCAGTTGCAGGAGCTGGCGCTCCAGGCCAGCGCTTTCCTGCTCGATACGCTCACGCTCAGCCGCAAGCGTGCGCTCGGATTCAGCGGCTGCGGTGGCGGCGGCCTGGCTGTCTTGCAGGGCCTGGATCTGGTCGTACAGGGCACGGTTGCTGGCGGCCAGACCAGCGCGCTCCAGGGCGCGGATAGCGACGGTATCTCCCTGCAGTTGCAGGAGCTGGCGCTCCAGGCCAGCGCGCTCTTGCGCGATGCGCTCGCGCTCAGCGGCCAGGGCGCGCTCGGATTCAGCGGCGGCGGCGGCGGCGGCCTGGCTGTCTTGCAGGGCCTGGATCTTGTCGTACAGGGCACGGTTGCTGGCGGCCAGCGCAGCGCGCTCCAGTGCGCGAATGGCGACGGTATCTCCCTGCAGTTGCAGGAGCTGGCGCTCCAGGCCAGCGCGCTCTTGCGCGATGCGCTCGCGCTCAGCGGCCAGGGCGCGCTCGGATTCAGCGGCTGCGGTGGTGGCAGCCTGGCTGTCTTGCAGGGCCTGGATCTGGTCGTACAGGGCGCGGTTGCTTTCGTCCAGCGCAGCGCGGTCAAGCGCGCGCAGGGCGGTGGTGTTGCCCTGGAGCTGCAGGAGTTGGCGGCTCAGGCCGCTGCGCTCTTGCGCCACGCGCTCGCGCTCGCTGGCCAGCGTGGCTTCGGCCTGGGCCGCGGCCTCGGCGGCGGTCTTGCTGTCTTGCAAGGCGGTGATCTGGTCGTACAGGGCGCGGTTGGAGGCGTCCAGCGCGGCGCGGTCCAGGGCGCGCAGGGCGCTGGTGTCGCCCTGGAGCTGCAGCAGTTGACGCTCCAGGCCGGCGCGCTCTTGGGCGATGCGCTGGCGCTCGGCGGCCAGGGCGCGCTCGGACTCGGCGGCGGCTTGGGCGGCGGCCTGGGTGTTCTGCAGGGCCTGGATCTGGTCGAACAGCGCCCGGTTGGATTCGTCCAGCGCAGCACGGTCCAGCGCCCGCAGGGCGGCGGTGTCGCCTTGCAGTTGGAGAAGCTGGCGCTCCAGGCCCAGGCGCTCTTGGCCGATGCGCTGGGTTTCAGCGGCGGCGGCGCGGGCGGCCTCTTCGGCTTCGGCGGCGGCCGTGCGCGTGGCTTCGGCGGCGGCGGCTTCGGCAGCCTGGCTGTCTTGCAGGGCGGTGATGCGGTCGAACAGCGCCCGGTTGGATTCGTCCAGCTCGGCGCGGTCCAGCGCCCGCAGGGCCGCAGTGTCGTCTTGCAGCTGCAGCAGTTGCCGCTCCAGGCCCTGGCGCTCGCGCAGGATGTCGGCGGCGCTGCGCAGGGCTTCGGTGGCTTGGTCGCTGGCGTCGGCCAGGTCTTCCACCACCGGGGTGATGCCGGCGAAGGTGCCGCTGAGCTGCACCAGCACGGCGAAATTCTTGCGCCCGGCTTCGGTGGTGAGGTCTTGCGCCTCCACCAGTTGGCGGTAAGCATCGCGCGTGGTGGGCAGGGCCAGGCCTAGGCCGCCCAGGGCTTCGGTGAGCTGGGCGGTGGTCTTGGCGGTGCGCTCGGCCTCGGTAAAGAACTCGGCGTAGTAGGCGGCGCTGGCCTGGGTGAAGTTCTCCAAGCCGCCGAAGGCGTCGGCCAGTTGGCTGGCCAGGTCGGCGCCGGCCAGGCTGGTGGCGTAGAGGTTCAGGCCCAGCAGTTCGAGCGCGGGGTTGATGGTGCTCAGGCTGCCGGCCAGGCGCGTGAGTGTCTGGACGTTGGTTTCGCCGGCACGGGCGTAGCTGGTGCCGGTGGCCTCGATGGTGCGGGTGACTTCGCTGACCTGGTCGATGAATCCCCTGAACGTGCTGCCCGATTCGGTTTGCTCCCAGTCTTCGATGCGCGTGGTGAGGGTTTCCGTGACGGTGCGGCTGGCGCCCAGCACGAAGGCGGCCAGGTCTTCGTTCGCGGCGGCCAGCGCTTCTTCCACCTTCTTGGCGGCCTGCTCGGGCGTGAGGCCATCGAGCTTGATGCCGCGCGTGCCGATGTCGTTTTGCGTGATGTCGGTGCCCAGCACCGTGGTGAAGCTCTTGACGGCGGTGCTGCTCAGGCCCAGGGCTTCGGCCATGCTGGCGGCGTTGGTGCGCAGGGCCTCGAAGGCGCTCTGGATGGCGGCGCTTTCGGTGCTGGTCTGGCGGTTGACCATGCTGTATTCGGGGCCGCTGAAGAGCGTGCCGCCGCGGCGCTGCAGGTCATAGCTCTGGATGTCGCCCATGCCCAGGGTGCCGGTGAGGCCACCGCCGACGATGCTGCGGCTGCGGAAGACGCCCAGCGCGTTGGCCACGGCCAGGGCGGCAGCCACGTAGGGCACCGCGGCGGCCACCGAGGCGCCCGCGCCCATGGCGCCGCCCGCGCCTGCCGTGGTGGGGCCCATCAGGCCCGGGGCCAGGGTGGCGCCTTTCATGCCGGCCGAGAAGGCCGTCAGCGCGCTGCTGCCGAACATGGTGCCGGCTGTGCCGATGACGTTGGCGATGCTGCCGGTGACGCTGCCGGTGATGGCGCTGCCCAGGCTGGCCAGGCTGTTGATGCTGCCCAGCGTGCTGAGCGCGCCGCCTCCACCGCCGCCGAAGCTGCCGACGATCGGGTTCACCACGGCCTGGATGATCGGCCGCAGCACCATGCTGCGGAACAGGCCCTTGATGTATTCCCAGGCGCTCTTGCCGCCTTGCATCAGGGCGTCCGTCAGGCTTTGGCCGATCTGGTCGGCGGTGCGGCGCCACTCTTGCTCGATGGTCTTGGTCTGCTCGATGCTGGCGCGCACGGTTTCGCGGTTGACGATGGCGGCGCGGATGTTCTTGGCGTATTCCTCATACTCGTAGCTGCCGGCCTTGATGCCGCGGGCCTCAGCCGCCAGCAGGGCGATGGCGACCTCGCGCTCGACCTTGCTCATCTGCAGCGCTTCGGTTTCGCGGTTTATGGCGTCGATGATGGATTGCGAGTTCTTCAGGCGCTCGGTGTCGATGATTTCCTGTGCGTCCTGGTCTTTGAAGGCGCTGCGGCGGGCCATGATCTCGCGGTCAGTGGCTTCCACGGTGGCCGTGGCCAGGGCCTTGCGGGCGTTGATGCGGTCGCGGATGGCTTGCGCCTGGGCCTTGAGGGAATCGAACTCCTTGGCGTCCAGGTTGCGGTCCAGCGCGCGGATGGCCTGGGTTTCGAGGATGACGGCTTGCTCTTCCTCGCGCGCGTCGATGATGTCTTGGAAGGCCTGCTTGCCTAGCACCACCTGCGCCACCTGGTCAGCCAGCGCCTGGGTTTCCTTGGCGATCTTGTCGGTGCCGGCGCTAAGGGTTTCCAGGTACCTCTCGCGCTGCTTGATGGCTTCGGCGGTGGCTTTGGCTTCGGCGCTCATGCCTTCGCTGCCGCCCTTGCCCGCATATGACGCGCGGATGGCGGCAATGCGGCGCTCTACCTCGGCCTGGGCGATCTTGCCTTCCAGGCCCAGGCGCTGGGCTTCAGTGATTTCCTTCTGCATCTTCTGCTGGTCACTGAGGTACTGGCTGCCCTTTTTGTCCCACTCAGCGCGGGCCTGCACCACGGCGGCGCGCTCGCCTTCGAGCGTGATGCTGCGGGCTTGAAGGCGCAGTTGTTCTTGCAGAAAGGCTTCTTGCAGGCGCAAGGCGTCAATGGCGGGCTGGTAGGCACTGCGGTTGTCGCTGCGGGCCGAGCCCTGCGCAGACATTCGCCGGCCGAGCTCGCTGCGCACGTTTTCAAGCTGCTGCTCCAGGCTGTCTTGGCGGCCGATGCCGAGCATGGCGTCCCAAGCGCCTTTGGCTGCATCGCCCACAAAGCGCCAGCTTTTCTCAAGAATGCCCAAGCGGCCTTCCAGCGTCTTGGTGCTTTCCTGCGTCTTGGCCAGGGCGGCGTTGGTGGCCACCGCGGTGGCCTCAGCGGTGCGGCCCTGGGATTCCAGGGCCTTGATCTGCTCGTAGACCGAGAGGGTCAGAAAGCGGGTCTGCTCGTTGAGCTTCAGCGCGGCGGTCAGCGGTTTGTCGCCCAGTGCGGCAAAGCGCTTGGCGGTTTCTTCCGCGGCGGGGCCGCCGGCGCGCTCCAGTTCAATGGCGGCCAGCGTGACGCTTTCCAGCGCGCTGGCAGCAATGTTGCCATTGGCTGCCAGCCCGGCCAGCACTTCGGCAGCCCGGCCCTGCGTGCCGGCCACTTTGCCAATGCGCTCAGCCATCTGATCCAGCGCCCCAGCCGTGGTGCCTGCCGCGTTGCCGCTGAGCGTGAGCGCCTTGACGTAGGCGTCCATCTCGCGGGCGCCCATGAAAGCGGCGGCGCCCACTGCGGCGAATGCAGTGCCGGCCACCGTGAGCGGGTTGATGAGCGTGCGCAGGTAGCCGGTAACGCCCTGGATGGCCCGGCCGATGCCGCCGTAGGAATCCTTGATCTGGCCGCCCTGCTGGATGAAGACCATCCACGCCGGCATGCCGCTGGCCAGGCTGGTGACCACATCGGTCATCTGCACGGCAAGCTGGCGGTTGGCTTGGCGCAGCAGGTTGGCTTCCACGCGGGCATCGCGGGTCTGCTGGGTGTACTGCGCCATGGCCTGGCCCACGGTGCCGATGCCGGCCGTGCTGTTGCCAAGCTGCTGGAAGGCATCGGCCACGCGCACGGTCTGCGCGTCTACCCCGCCCATGGCCTGCTCGACCTTGGCAAGCTGAGACTGAACGGCCTCAGCGCCCGTGAGGCCGATCTTGATGCCGATTTCGCTGGTGGCCATGCCGTTACCTCAGCGGGCTGACGCGCGCAGCGGGGGGCTGGGCGGCTTGCTGTTCGTCGCGCTCGCGCTCGCGCTGTTCGGCCCACACTTCCAGCGTGGCGCGTTCTGCGGCCTGGATGCCGCGCCAGATGTCGGGGCGGGCTTCGCGCTCGATGTCGGGCTGCTCGTCCAGGTGGGCGCGCACGCCGGCGTAGTCCAGCCCCGTGGCGCCTGCCATGCCGGTGCGCCACTGGGTCTGCACGCCCTGCCAGCACGCCCAGGCTTGCACGTTGTCAGGCCAGAGGTAGGCGCTGCGCTCGGGCGGGGCTTCGGGCTCCAGCGTGCCCAGGCCTGCCAGGGCTTGAGCCCAGGCGCTGCCGGGTGGGGGTGCGCTGGATGTTGCATCGCGGCTGTGGTGTTCGGCCAGTTCCCGGGCGAGCGCGGCTAGTTTTTTTCCTTCGCGCCCACCTCGGCCAGGTAGGTGCGGAAGGCGACGAGGCTGACGCCAGGGATCTTGCAGAGCTGGCGCCAGGCGGCCTCTGTGAACTGCATCGGTTGGTCTTCTGCGTCACGCACGCCGACCCAGTCTTCGATGACTTCCAGCATGAAATCGGCCACGCTGGTTTCGCTGTTGTCGGCCAGCTTGGTCTTGATCTGGTCTGCGTCCAGGCGGCGGCAGGTGAGGGAGAAGTCGAACGGCTGGTCTGTGCCGGCCTCGTCTTTGATGGTGCCGCGCACCTTGAACTTGACGAGGTTGGAGACGACGATCTTGATGCCCATGTGAGTGCCCGATGTGTGGTGCCCGAGGTTTGAAGGGAGCGCGGCGTGGCACGTTCGGGGCCGACGTGCCGACCGGTGCGGGATACGCACCGGCCTGCCGCGCTGAAAGGTTCAGGCGGGGCCGCGGCGGGCCCCTGCGTCATCAGCTGTAGCTGATGGCCCGGCCCAGCACCGTGATAGCGGCGTTGACCTGGTTAGCCTGGTTGCGGGCCAGCGTCGGCGCTTCAGCCACGCTCATGTAGCCGTGGCCGTACATCGTGCCGCCGCCGCCCAGCACCAGCTTGAAGCTGACCTTGCTCAGCGTGCGGCTGATGTCCAGCATGGTCTGGTACGTGGCGTTGGAAGGGTCATGGCCCAGGGTCAGCGTCATGCTCAGGGCGTTGAAGCCGGTGGGCACGTTGATGTCGTTGCGCTTGGCCAGGGGCGACACCGTGGTGAAGCGCGCATCGCCACCGCTGGTGGAGATGTTCAGCACCTGCGGCACCGCCGACCAGGCAGACAGCTTCTGCGTGGTGCCCGTGCCGCTGCCGGC